TGAAACGCCACCTTCCAATTCTTGGCGCATTTCAGCGTCGGCAGCGGCAAATTCAGTGCGAATATCTGCGCGGTCACCTGCAGTTGCAGTTTGTTCAGCCAAGAAGTTTGCATTATTGAGGTTGTCGCCTGCAGCGAGTGTTGTCAGAGTTTGGAGCATATCAGCATCGATTGTGTCGTGCAGATCTTGAACAGCTTGAATTCTATCAGCAATTTCTGTGTCTACCTTGGCATCAAGAACGTTTTCTGCGTTTTGTGCGCGGGTTTGTTCTGAAGTAACTGCTGTTCTTGCAAGAGCAGCTTCAGCTATAATTTTGTCTTCGAGTTTGCCGAGTGTATCATAATCAGCAGCAACATCGCCACGGATAACTACAAATTCATCATCGAACTTGGTTTCAATGCGACCTTCTTCGTCACTTGCACGATTAACTTCAGTAGCAAGGTCAGCGCGAATGTCATCCTCTTCTGATCTCGCAAGAGCGGCTTCTTCTTGAATCTTGTCTTCCAATTTTCCAAGAGTGTCAAAGTCACCAGCGACATCACCTTTGAGAGCCGCAACAAGGTCGGCGTCTGCAGAGGTAGCAAATGCTTGCGCGTCAGCTTGGGCCTTAGCGACAGAACCTGCTTGGCTTGAATCTCCTTCAAGTACATCTAAGCTGTTTTGTTGAGCTGTTTGGACTGAAAGGATCTGGGTGTCAGCGAGCTTGTAAGCGTCGTTGATTTCTTTGAGTGTGTCAAAATCAACTTCAGCATTTTCAAGAATTGCGTCGAGTCTTGCTTCTTCCACCTGGATCTTATCTTCAAGTTTTCCAAGAGTGTTATAATCAGCACTGACGTCGCCTTCGATTTCAACGAACGCATCATCGAATTTGGTTTCAATGCGAGATTCTTCACCTTGAGCGCGTGATGCCTCTGCCTGCTCTGCGGCGCGTGCAGTAGCAGCTTCTGCTTGGATTTTATCTTCAAGTTTTCCAAGAGTATCGAATTCGCCGCTAACGTCGCCACGAATAACTACAAATTCATCATCGAACTTAGTTTCAATGCGGCCTTCTTCGGCTACTGCGCGGTCAGCTTCAGAACCGATTGCTGTAGCATTGGCTTGTTCCGCAGCGCGTGCAGTAACAGCTTCTGCTTGAATCTTGTCTTCTAGCTTACCAAGCGTGTTGAAGTCGGCAGCAACATCACCTCTGATTGCGGCGAACTCATCATCGAATTTGGTTTCAATGCGACCTTCTTCGCCTACGGCGCGGTCGATTTCGGAACCGATTGCTGTAGCATTAGCTTGCTCTGCGGCGCGTGCAGTAGCGGCTTCAGCTTGAACAGCATCTTCCAATTTTCCAAGAGTGTCGAAGTCACCAGCGACGTCACCTTTCAGATCGGAAACTTCTTGAGCCAACTCACCACGAAGGGCGGCGCGGTCGTCAGAAGCAACAAGTGCTTCGGCGTCAATATCAGATTCAAGAACAGATTTAACATCGTTCAATTTTCTCATATTGACAAGAGCGTCATCACTAATTGTCAAATATTCTGATAATGTATATGGTAATGCCATATATCTAAGGTCAGCGAAGTTTGACATGTCGATTGTACCGTATAGTTCAGAACTAAAACCAGCTGATTGAGCAAGCTCCGTCATAGAAGCAAATTTTGTTCCATCAGCCTTTTTAAGTTCGATATCGATATTATCGGGTCTTGCACGAGTACGTGCGACTCTAACTAAATTTTTATTTTGTTCAGACATATTATTTTTTCTCCTTGGGGGTTTTCCCATTTAATAATATATGTTGACGACTTAAGGCGTCGTCGTACCTTTTTATAATAGCCAATTTGAAATATCATCTGTTGTGACGATAGTCCCATCGGCTGTTGATGCACACCAAAGATCAATATTATAAGCATAATTAAAATCAAGTATGTCTAGTGAAGTTAATACTGCACTCATTTGCGACTCATTATGAACGGCTGACCAATCTGGCAGCGCGATGTAAGTTGCGAAAGTAAAGTCAGACTTCATGATGACAATAGAAAATGCATCGTTTGCTTCTGCGAAGTCAACAACAACTGATCCAGGTAAAACATTCATCTTTAAAGTAAGGGCTCCACCGGCTGCTGGCATTGTATAAACGCCTTCGCCGTATTCGATGAGCCAATTATTTGAAGTTGTGCCGAAATGCACTTGATTAATTTTACCTGTGTCTCCATTGTCATGGACCTTGGTGAAAGATAATGGAACTGAATATTCATCCAGGTCCACAAGATAGACACAACCCTCTTCGGTTCCAATCAGAACCTTGCCAGCGGGTCCATATGCGGCGCACACAGGCGGGCTATATATACCGTGATCGGCAGGTCCGTAAGAACTAAATGAGGCCCAAGTTTCAAGATCTTGAGTGAAATACAAAACTGTGTTTCCACTGTCGTTTTTCAAATACAAGTTGGATCTATTGGAGCCGGCGTCTAATCCATGAACATATTTTACAATGTTTGACAATTGACCTTCATGGCTCCAATCATAAGCCCCTTCGTCACCGGCTGGTGCTTGTGCAGGAGCATTTGGATCGTAATCACCGTGGAATTGATCAACTCCCATTGTTAGTCCATCTGGCATATAGTAAGTTGTACCAGCTGCTGCTCCGGGCAGCGCACCCATGAGTTCGACTATTTCTGCTTCAGAAAGGGCTCTTCCATGGACAACAAAATGTGAAAGCTCACCGTTAAATACTTGACTATTAGGTGCCTTTCCGCCGATACAGAAGAACCCTGCATTGACTAACTCATCAAGTCCATCGGCTCCGAGACCGCCCCAGCCACCTTGGTAGCCGCCCATGGTTTTAACACCATCAAAATAAACAGTTATATCTCCGGTGTCACCTCCATTAACAACAGTCTCATCATATACCATTGATACGTGATGCCATTGTCCATGACTTAATGGGTCTCCTTGCATGCCAGCACCATTATGCTGAATACCGCCAGTTGCTGGATACCACACAGTCATAGCGCCTAAGCCCGGATTTACTCTTATCAATGATGAAAACCTTCCGTCGAGTGTAAGTCTAAATCTGGACTGCGTGCCGCCACCGATGCCGAACATGTCAGAAACAATCCAGTCATCGTTGCCATTGTGCTTAAACCAAAAACTAATAGTCATCTGATCTGTACTTTGCCTGTTAGCAACATAATCTGCGACCATATTGTCTACCAATAGCTGTCCGCCTGATACATCAATAGTGTTTCTTTGCTGACCGTTGATGGTTTGAACAGAGTAAGTTGGCGATCCATGTGATGAAACACCGGCCATACCAGCGGTGAAGTCTAGTTCAGCGATCATATTATCAATATAATCTGCAGATGATCCTCCCAGAGTATGACTATGGCTTGTACCTACGGACGAAATTTCGTTGGCGACGTCCTCTCCCAAGTACAGCGGATAATATCCCTCTACGTCTAATGCGTCTGGCGGGAAGTCTCCATGGAATTGCAAACCGCCGCCGACGCCGCCGGGGATGCCATTTGGCATGTAGTAATTAACTCCACTTAAGCCATGTGTGTGGCTGTTTCCAGCCGGTGATGCCATGTCGGATCCGACTTGGGTTGTATAGATAGGAAAATACCCCTCTACCGCCATTGGTCCTTGTTCTGGACCCGGCTCTGTCTCTCCGGGGGCAATAGTGCCCACGTAAGAACCTCCGTCTGGGCCGGAGATGACTCCAGTACCTGCAGGAACTTCAGAGATTGACATATCGCCCGAATTTGGAAAATGTGGCACCCATCTGATATCGTAATCGGCAGAAAAACCACCTCCGGGATTCGATAGTAATACTGTATTAGTATCCTCTCCATCCCAAGCTAACAATTCAGCGGCTTGAATACCATTGGTGCCATCAACAATTGCTTGAAAAAATGCACCATCGGCTGCGTTATCTCCGCCTAGTTCGTTCAAGTCATACTTCTTAATAAGTTCTTTGACAAGAGCATCTACATCCAAAGTTCCGCCAGAGCCATCATCAAAAGTAACTATTGTCACTAGCTCATCGGGATCTTCTATTTCAGCTACCATTGTTTTGATAGTCAAATCACCAATGTAAAATGGACCATATACAGGATCTCCTTCGGGATTGGTTATGTAAGGATTGCCATTTTCAACTGGACTTAAACTAGGGTGTGCAAGGTAAGTCATGACAACCATCTGATCTGAAACGGCGAGTTTGGAAATAAAGACAGATGCGTCAACACTGCTTTTTGCCAAAATTACGCCCGCTGCATCTACAACTGCAACATAAACGGTATGTGAGCCACCAGTTGCCACTGTGAGTACTGCATCGACACCTAAGCCTGTTAGGGCTTTTGCGCCGTTAATTGTTGCGCCCACATCGCCGAATTCTGTCAAAGATGCTGACCAGTTGGCTGCACCGTCAGAAACTGCAGTTGCGTTAGCAGTTCCAGTAACAGTAATGTCTGCGCCGGATACCGAAGCACTGGCTGAAATACCAGCCGAAGGTGGCCCGACTACAAATGATCCGTTTGATGGAGAGTGAGCAGCACTGTGTGCCAAAACTGTTCCATCGGCATTTAACGAAATCGTTACTATCTGTTCTTCTGTGTATTGTCCACCGACCAAAGACCACGAATAGGTATCATACGGAGCATCTAGAGTGTATGTTATTGCCTGATTCGCCTGATTGGTAGCGGGCATCGAGGCATTATATACCTCAACGCCAGATGAATTAGTGATCACCAGGAAGGTTCCGTTCCAGCCGTCGCCATAAGTGTCATTTTTTATGATGTCAACCGAAATAGTAGGGGAATTGTCAATGCTTGCTGAATTTGCCACAACGACAAGTCCAGCATCATCGATTGCTGCCACATAGACAGTGTGGACTCCATGAGGAGTCGGAGTTTCTGTTGCGGACGCACCTACTGACATTGCTGTGCCACCATGTGCTTGTCCTTCGACAAAAATGTCAGTCAAGGCATATGCCCATCCTGTTGCGCCTGCTTCCGTTGCTGGTGTGTTTATATCAGCGGAAATAGTAATTACTCCATTACTTGAAGACAGGGTTGGTGAAATGTCCGGTGTTGCTGGTGTCAAATCGAAGGCACCACTTAGAACACTACCAGCCGAACTGAATAGCAATTGTTCCGAAGTGTCATCTCTTGTTAGCGTAGCCGTGACCTCACTCATCCAAGCCTGATTTATGAAAGCCCAAGTATAAGGCTCTGCATCAAGAGTAAACTGTACAGTTTGCTCGTTTCCGCCTGCCAAAGTATGAGATTCGACAACATTGTTGTCTGCATCATAAATTTGGAAAGTAGAGCCGTTCCATCCGTCACCGTAAGAGTCTTGCATTAAAAAAGTAACATTTACTGTAGACATGATTGGACCTCCTTGTTATTTTTATTATGTAATTTCATATTAATTTCTCCTTTATTAATGTTAATAGAAATAATAGAAAATATTATTTTTTTAGGGTTTTCTAAACTTAATTTTAATTGCCTACCGTTAGGTAAAAAAACCATTAAAAAAAACCCCTTTTAAGAAAACCGAAATTTTCAAAAAAACATGAACATAGTCTACGGGTAGACTTGTTCGCCCTAGATATGCCGAACTTTTCCGAAAAGCAAAAAAAGATTATTAATTTGACAAAAAAAATAAGTCCCGTAAGAAAACTTACAAGACTTTATTTGAAAACGTATATTTTAAAAAATTTAGCAGACTTAGCTATCTCTCCAGAGATTGTTTGAAGCATATTTAATAACTTCATTTGCTGAAGACTCACTGTATCCGTATTCTTCCATTAAGGTTTGTACCATTTCGTTGTATTTGCCTTGTTGTTTTTTATCTCTAGACTTTGATTTTGTCACAATTCTTGAAATATCACGGACAGAGGCAAGAAGTTTATTTTCAATTGCCTCTTTTAGCGGGCCGTAAGAAGTCCAATCAATCTGCTCACCTTTTCTTAATTTAGCGAACATATAAGCTGTAATATCGGCTCTAAAATTTTCTCTTGCGGAGCCGATGATTCCAATCTGTTCTTCGATTGATTGTAAGAAATCTTCATCTGCATGCATTTCTTCATTGGTTACCTTGTCTTTGACCTTGAAGCCATTAACATAAGCCTCGGCGTGATCTAAATAATTGTCAAACAGTGATTCTGCTTGTTCTTGATAGGCGGAAACAAAGGCTTTTGTAATTTCTGTCTCTAATATCTTTAGATATTCGTCGTGCAACTCTTTCTGGAGGAATGAGAGGTATCTTTCCCTCAAGTCTTCGACAACAACCTGTTCCTTGACTTGCTTAATAAGTGCTTCTCGGATTGAAATAGGGGTTACCATATTGTTTTCAGAGTCTGCGACAGCGGCGTCAATGGATTTCATAATAAATCTTGTCGATATGCCAGTCATCCCCTCATCTCTCACTTCTTCCCTAAGATCATTGATATCAATTTTTTTAATATATCCTTTTTCGACGACCTCTTGACCATTATAAATTTTCATTTTAGTCATTGGGTCAACCTTGTTGGATGGCTTTAGTCTTGTCAACACTGAAAACATCGCAGCCATTTCTAAAGTGTGAGGTGCAATGTGGGCATCAAAATCAGACTCATCTAGTAATTTTTTATAAATTTTCTGCTCTTCATTTACTTCAAGGCAATACGGCACATTGACCCTGACAATTCTGTCAAGAATCGCCTCGTTCGTGTTCTCTGATTTAAATTTAATCCACTCTGCTTCATTACAGTGTGCGAGGATAACACCATCAAAGTAAATCATGGCCCCTTTGCCGGGAGATGGGACTGCTTTTTCTTGTGTTGCTGTGATCATTGTGTGCAAGAATTCAATCTCGTTCTTGAAAACCTCAACAAATTCAACAATTCCACGATTTCCTACGTTGAATGCCCCGTTAAGGCTCAAGGCTCGTGGGTCGTCTTCCGGATAGAGATCTAATTTTGAAATGTCTTCTGACCCTATTAGAATGCTTGTGTCTTGAGTGTTTGCGTCCATAGGAGGAACTACACCGACCCCTCTTCTGCCACGAATTGAAAAACTGGTTTCTTTGACTGGGAATTTCATATAATCGCCACCATATTCCTCTAGTAGTTTGTGGCGACAGACTGGACAGAGATCACCTTCAACGCGGACGCCGTATAATTCCTGGAATTGATCTCTCAAGCTTCTAGGGATGAGGTGAATGGGTTCTTCGTTAATCGGGCACCCATCAAGTGCATAAAGTGGACCACTCTGTTCAAGTGCCCGCTTGATGTGTTCAACTAAAGCCGACTTACCCGCACCGACAGGTCCGAGCAACAAGAGGACTTGGCGGCTTTCTTCACCTTTCATAGCGGCTGAATGGAGGTATCTCATAACTTTTGCCAAAGATCTCTCCATTCCAAAAAATCTTGTCTGAAAATAGTCATAAGTCTTTACAGGTTCGCCATTAAAAAGAGTATTACAACGAGAGTCGTCCTCTGTCATTCTGGTGATACCTTTGTTTACGATTGTCTTGTAAAGTCTCTTGTGAGCTAACTGAGAAATTGTCTTGTTTTCCTCTAGTAGCTCAAGATAATCAGAAAAAGTGCCTTTAAACTTTTCTCTTTTACTGTCATTCTTGTGCTTTTCAGCTAGTTCTAAAAATTTATTAGTTTTTGATTCTGTCATTTTTAAAATTCCCATATTTCATCTTCGATGATTGTTATAAATTCCACATTGTCATTCCACAAATAACATATATTGTCGTATACTTTATTTGCGTAAGCTAAATCCAAATCTCGCCCGTCATGTTCATGCTTTAAAAAGAGAGTATTTGTCTTTCTTTCGTAGTCTTCGACATAAACAATCGGAACTCCATTCAGACCCACACTACTAATTAGAGCGTTCCTGACGCTTTTCCAACCTTCTTCATCAGAAATTTCATTAATTGCATAATTTCCCGTATTTTTCTGATACGAATAAGAAAATAAATTCAATTCGTTACACATCTCTTCGTCCAAATATTTACGAATAAAAGATTCATCATCATGGGTTTGTCTAACCAGCATACACTCGTCAAAGCCATGCTCTCTTTCTATTTTTTTAAATAAAGAATAACCCAAGTGGTAAGGATTAACTCTGCCAACTATTGGTCTGACAACTTGATTGTGAGTCTTTAAAAATGCCAAATGGTATTTGTCTGGCAAATTTAAGTCGTACATAATTTTTTCGTGAATAAGGACTGCCCAGCCTTCGTTCATAATTTTTGTTTGCCCTTGAGGGACAAAATACTTCGATCTTCTCTCGACCATTTCTACCAAGTCCTGTTGCCAGTCTTCTAAGTCTCTGGCATTTTGGCGAATGAACTCTAATAAATTATATTCTTTTCTAACGAGACCGACATCTAAATTAATTTTGCCTTTTGTCTTTTCGAAAAGATCTCTTTTCGCATCTTCTTGACTTATTCTATTAATACCTGGTGTTCTGGGTATTTGATACTGAATAGAATGACATGCGTCTAAAATTCTCTCAACTTTGTCAATTCCAATATTTGGATCTTCAATATATTGCTGTACACGCTTTCCGGCCGACTTAAATCTCGCGATTACATTGTCTGGGTCTGTATGTGCAAACATTCTGTTGTTCTTAAAGAAGTCAGAGTGTCCGACGCAGTGCGACATTGTTAATAAGTGAGTACTCATTGGGTTTTCGAGCATGAGATAGGCAATCGAGGGGTTTGAATTAATAATCATTTCGTATGGTAAGCCCTCCATACCCAAATTATATCTTGTTATAGTTCTTTCAAAAGATTTTCCAAATGACCAGTGGCGATAGTGGGTTGGTAGCCCTGTATATGCCATGGCACCGATCATTTCATGGTAATTTAATATCTCATATTCTATTGGGAACCAGTCTAAGTTGTATTTTTCCTTTCCAATGGCACAAATCTCTTCATCCCACTTTTGTAATTCTTTTACTGTCCAGTCTTTCATCGACTTTTTCCTCCAAATATGTGCTGAAATGATGGCCAAATATGATTTGGTTTTGATAACTTTACTTTTTTAAATGAATCGTCTGTTATTGGTGTTAGTTTTTTCCACAAATTTGTTGCTTCGCTCTGATTATATCTGAAAGATTTTGTTAATATTGATAAATCAGACTCCGGATGAGACATGGGGTCAATTTCTGCGTAGCAGATCATTTGGTTTATTTCTTTTAGTTCGGTAAAAAGAGCGACAGTCTTTGGGTCATCAAAAGACCAGTTTTCGCCGTCGCCAGAATAAAAAGTATATATATTCCAACTCGAAGGATGGTATCTTTTGTTTATGATTTCTTTTGTCATTTCCAATGCGGAAGACATAATCGTCCCTCCCGTTGTGCCTCTCTTAAAAAAATCATCCTCATTTACTTCTCTGGCTTCGGTGCAGTGGGAGATAAAGACAACTTCAATATTGTCATATTTATATCTCAAAAATTGATATAATAAAAAGTAAAAACTTCTAGCAATATACTTTTTGTCTTTTGTCATGGAACCAGAAACATCCATCAGGAAGAAAATCACTGCCGAGTTGTTCTCTTGCGGTTTTGGCTTCATGTGTTTATATTTTAAATCATCCTCGTGAAATGGGAACCTTTCACCGGACTCTGGATCATATGCTCCGGAAGCAATTGCCATTTTTTTACGACGAATTTTTCTTTTTATTGTTTCTTTCTTAGAAAGTTTGGATCTCATGCCTTTTTTTCTAAAGCCGCTTCGTTTTAGCTTGTGATCTTTAATAAATTTAAATCTTTTTCTTTCTAAGTCTGGCAATTCTAAGTCTTGAAACAAGTATTCTGCTAACTCATCTAATGTTATCTCCACGTCGTAGTATTCATCACCAGATTCATTTGATCCTTTTTTGCCCTGTGCTTTTTGTTTTTGCTTTCCGCCCTTTCTTAAAACTTGACCTCTTTTTATCTTTTTATCACCTGCCGAACCTGCCTTTTGGTTTTCGTTATTTTCTCCATAAATAAAGTGATATTCTTTAATACCCTTGACGGGAATCTTTACTTTCTTTTTGCCATCTTGACCAATAATGGACTCGTCAGCTACCACATCTTTTATGCCCTCTCTAAGAGCTTTGTCTATTTTTTGTTTATGTCTTTGTCTATCTGCTGCCGAGCGGTCAGCAGATGTTTTATGTTCTCTAAAAATACTCATACTATTGTTAAAACCTCTAAAAGAATTCTGTTACCCGAAGCAATGGGGAAGGAATTAAAAAGAAAACCTTCTTGAACATAATATTCACCGCTGGAAGGGTCGGAACCAAGAGTCTGCCTTTGACCGTTTTGAAAAACTGCTGCTGCAGCTAGTGGAATTGCTCCAGTAACACTCAAAGTAGAGTTCAAGTTTGTATCTGCTACAATTGTAGAACCGGAAACGTCGTGAAAATATATAACACGGACGATACTTTTTTCGTGGTCGTGATAAGGGCCCGACTCGGCATTTGTGAGACCATCGGCATCAACGAGAGAAGACTTTATTTCTTCGGACATGACAGACATATCCATAATACCACGTCGGGTCCTAATACACTTAGCAGATATCTGAAAAAGGTGGTCTATTTGTCCAAAGAGTTGTCTGTCTTCTGTCAAGGATACAATTTCATAAAATGAATCACCATATTGAACATAATCTCCCTCCCTTAGCATCAAATCTTGATCTTCGTGGAGCCTTCTTTCGTGAAATTTTACAGTGATTGATTTTTCTTTGTCTAAGCCATAATTTTCAGTGGTAGTTTTGATGCCGTCAAACTCGACAAGGGCATAAACCCTCACAGGAGGCAAAAAAGATTTCTCTATCGCTTCACCATATATTGGATGAAAGTTTGTATACTCCATAGAAACTGGCAAATAGACTATTTGTTGACCGACTACTCTCTCTAGGAGTTCGTCGTTTACTTGCTTTACTAAATTTCTTTCTTTTTCTCCCAAAAATAGCGGAGGAGGGGGATTACTTGGTTTTGACCATTTGTTATCAGACATAATTAATATTCCTTCTTATCGCCGACAATCACTCTTTCTCTACCAAATCTTATTTCAGCTGCGGATTCTCGTACTGTAACCTTTGGCTGGTTATCATTTTTATCAGAGCCCATTAGATATCCTAAAACTTTTAAATTTATTGTTGTTTTAAAGTTTCTTTCCTCTTCTGTAAGGTTTGAGATATTATTTTCTAAACCGAAGTCTCCTTGAACGAATCCTTCGAATCTATGCCCATCTTTATTTATAAAAAAGTTGTTAATTTGACCTGTAAATGCCATAAATGGAGTAACTATTTCATTCATCTGTTGCTGATATTCTGTATTTACCGTTAGTTTATAATTTATTACAACATAAGTCGGCAATGGCATTGTTATAGTTTCATATACTACCTTTTCATTCTTAAACGGAAAAGTTTTTTGTTTAAAAAGTCTTTCTGAATCGGCATTGGCAAAATTAGAAGTTTTTTCTTGCTGGATTCTTCTGGCGACCTTGATTGCGCCGCCCTTTGCATCGTTCTGGCGAGGGACATGTGACCAAGCAACGCCCTTCATGTTTGGGTCTTTTTCCATACTTGTCCGCTCTATGCTTAGGGCTGGTAATACAAAGATATCTTTACTTCTTAAATCTTTATTGTTTTTTGTCTGAAACGACCTTTCGGGCATCGACCAAATTAAAGGAAGTTTCTTAAATCCTTCATTTGTGGTACAAAAAATATTAAGTTCCTCGTCTAACCATTCATACAGGGCAAAGTCGATAGTTTCTATCGTAGATGGCATAAAAGTGACCTCTTTCAGTCCAGGAGTTTCTTCGCCCGGTTTTTTATCTTGAAAATAAGGTCTAAATCCATCATATTGTTTTTTTCTGCTGCTCATTATTTACCCTTGGAAAATTATCATTGGAATCTTTTTCTGAATTGTTTCTACTGCTTCTACTTTTTCAGCATCAACCTTGGCCAACTCAGCGTATGTTAATTGATCCATGATTTCTTTAAGTTCTTCTCTTAGTTTTTCTTGCTCATCCTTTGCCTGACTCAACAATGTATCAGAATTTAAATTAACAGATTCGCCAGGAATAGGTATTGTCTGAAATTTTCCTCTGATTTGTGCTAAAGTTTCTTTGGATAAGGCGAGCGCAAAGCGGCGGATCCATTGTTTACCAATTGCATTAATGTTCTCATATGGAATATTGTCAAACGGTAAAGTATTTAAATTATTTATTCCGTCTGCACCATTGTCATAATCGTCATTGTTTTCCCAAGCTAAGGGCATAACAGAAAAATCTACCCACATGTGATTATAATCTGAAAGAGTCTGGGGTGCTGGGAATATTCTAAGTTTATTATTCTTTAACTCGTAAGAATAATGAGATAGCCTTGTATAAATATGATCTTCATATGCCATGGCTTGTAATTTATTTTGCCATGCAGGAACTATTTCAAATGTTGAATCGTCTGTATATTGACCGTAATAGTTTAGATTGCCGACGACATTTAATCCGCCAAAGTATCCGAAGAATCTCCACATGGCATTTGGTGTTTTATAATATACTTTCTTTACAATTACTCTCTTGTCTCCAACTACACCAGCATATGGTGCTCCACCGCCGGCTGGTTCATTTCCTGATGCTGATGATCCAGAAATAATTGCTTGTAAATCGTAGTCTTGTTGACCACGAACGAGATTAAATGATGCAGAATAAATAGGAATAGTTCCACCAACATCTGCAGCGGAAGAGTACCTATCTGAAACTCTTTTTGCGTACTCAAACATCACTCTTGGGAATTTTAAGTTGACATTTTCTGGGCCGGATAATCTCTGACCTCTATGATCGAATGTCCCAGTTGTCTGACCTAAAACATCTGATAAAATATTCTTTGATTGGTGTAAATTTACCAAATAACTGTATTCCAATACAGCCTCTTGATAATTGGCGTATACGTTTTCTGCTTTTAATTCAATATCTAAGACATCTCCACCAATTTTTCTATATGTATATGCAACCTGATCAGAAGCTCCTGATAGGAATTGTGAAGAATCGGAATATACATCAAATGGCAGCGTATCTGCGACAGCGGATACAGTACCCGATGCTGGCAAGATTGATTTGCTCATCTGACTTGCCGGTGTTAATGTTGGAAAAGCCATGCAAATTCCTCCCTAGCATTAAGTAGTTTCCAGAAACACAAAACCCCTCTACAAAATTGCAGAGGGGCATGTAAATTAGTGACTTATTGTTTAAGACTATACTAGGTCAGCAATGATAACCAATCCGTACATATCTGGACGAACCATCTTCTTCGCATAACGAGTCATCACGCCCTTACGTGGCACGAAGTCCTCTGTTCCGAAGATTGTCGGTGTCATCTGGAGTGGTACATATGGTGCGTAAACGTATCCGCTTTCTAGGAAAGAAGAACCTTTGCGTCCACAAAGTACTACGTTTCTTGGGAAGTAAGGATCAACGTAAACGTCGAACTTCTTGCTCAAGGAACCAACTCTAACTGCTCCGACTTGACCACGATCATCATCGTGAGTGACGGAACCACGGAATCCAGCGGTGAACTCAAGAAGGTTTGCAACTTCTGGTGAAACCACGATGAAGTTTGCTCCGCCTCTTAAGGTCTTACGGTGAATTTGTGCTGAAACGTCGTTGATGGTCTCAACAAGGGTTTCGTACCATTCAGAGACATTACCAGTGAAGTCTGGGAATGATGCTCCGGTGATAGCTGCGCCAGTTGTTCTGTTTACGAACTTACCCGGCAGACGTGACCAGTAGAGTGTAGATGCGGTTGCACCTTTAACAAGGTCTTCCAAGATTTCTTGGTCGATCTCAAGAGCGATGTGCTCCGAAAGGATAGAAGTCAACTCAACTTCTGCATCCAAGTTATGGTATGCGTTCAAGTCTTGAGCCAATTCTGGTGTCCACTTAGCCTTAAGCTTCTTGGTCTTCGCTGTAACAGCAACAGAATCAACCTTGATGTCGATTTCTGGGATTGCTGCTTCCGCTTCGAGACCCCATTCGGTTGCACCTACAACTGCGCCAACAGTTGCTGCTGCGCCGATGTTGTCATCGATAACGTAGTCCCAGCTTCCAATACCGTCTAGAGAAGTACTTAGAGCTGCAAGGTCTTCAGAACCAGTAGCTGCCAAGACAACCAAAAGGTTACCAGCGTTTGTTTCGTCATCACGAGTCAAGCGACGTGTGATACGACCTGCACCGAGTGAACCAGAAGCAACTTCATTGATAATTGTTACATAATCTTTGATGTTGAACTGATCGCTAGTAAGGTCAGATAGAGCAATTCTAGCAACCGCTACATTGAGCCCTTCAAGATCTGGGTCGAAACGAACAAGCTTATCGACACCAGCTGATGAACTGTATGCAGTATCAAGCCAGAAAGTAGTACCGGGGTTACCAACAGTACCTGATGCAATCATTGTGGTTGCAGCAGCTGAAGAACCGGTTGGGCTTGAGTAGCCGTTGTTTAGTGCATATGCGCTAAGTTCTGCGTTACGACCTGACAATGAAACACCGCCAGTAATCTGAGAAGCAACCTTTCCGCCACCGTATACTGATTCACCAGCAAGGTAGTCCAAACGAGTTGTTGTTTCTGAAGAATATGTGAAGTCCAAGAAGAAAATGAGGCCCGATGGCAAGCTCATTGGCTGAACTGATACAAGATCGTTAGCGATTAATCCGCCGAATACACGGCGAACAATTGGGAATGCAACTGCAGAGAATCCTTCGACATCTCCGCCCTGCATTGAAGAAGCTTCGCGAAGAAGTTCCTTTGCTTGGTTTTCAAGAAGGCAAGCCATACCTTGTTTGGTACGCTCGTTAGTAAGTCCTTCCAAGAGACCTGTCTTTTCCCACTTATTGAGAAGAGCAGCTCCTTCCTTGGAGAGATCACGTCTAACAATACCTTCGGTTAATTTGTTAATAATTGACATTTTAAAAATCTCCTTTTTATTTGTTTTCTTTAATGCCGGCTAGAATTTGCATTCTGCTTGAAAATTGCGGAATGTCCGTTCTAGCTTCTCTTCTGGGTAAAGTATTAGTCGGTCTTTCGATGGTCTCACGGAGCGATTTTGGCTGTGCTTTACCCTTCACACTGCCCACTGCGTTTTTAAGAGTTTCAAAAATAACCTTTGCTTCATTAATCGAATCGGCGTTTGACAGAGCTTCGACAACAGTGTTTCTTTGTCGCTCATTCAAGGAGTTGTCTGTTAAAACTTCGTTCGTGTATAAAAGTCGTGCGTTAGATAAACTTGCTTTTTCGACCTGCTCTTTTAAAACAGAAATGATATTTTTCATTTTGCTGTTTTGTTCAGAAAGTCGATCTCTAGCGGCAACTAATTCTTTATTTTGTTCTTCAGCAGCTGTGGCTGAAAGTTGCGCGAGTCTAAGTTCTTCTTTATATTTCATAATATCTTCTGGAGTACCTGCCCAACCACTTTTTTGTGGTTCGATATCTACAACCAATTCTTCTAAAAGCTCTTCTACGTCAGAAATTTCTATTTCTTCTTCTAGTGTCGCTTGAATGTCGGCGGTTGGGACTTCCATTTCGGAACCCAAAGAAGGAGGTTCGGATGGTAAAGTATCCATCAACGACTCATGTGGTGCTGGATCTCCGACCAAATCTTCTTCGGCAGACGATAATGCATTAGCCATGTCCTTAAGGTCTTCCATGTTCAAAACAATTTCGGAATCATCATCGGCGATTTCGTCATCAAATGCATTTGGAATACTATCTTCTAGTGCATCCGACTCATCGTTTTGTTCTGGGGCCTCGGTGGGCTCTTCGTCTTCTTGTTCAAAAAGGTTTTCTACAACCTCTTTAATATCTGCAGAATATTTATTTAAAATTGCTGCTTCTGCATTTTTAATGGCTGCTTCTTTTAGTGCGGCGGCATCAATAATAGCTTGTTCTAATAATGAGGACATAAAAGTACTCCCTTTAATAAAAAATTATCTCAAAAATAAATAGTTTATTATTTTATAAAAAGACAAATTTTTATAAAGGTGATTATTCGTTGTTTATTAGACCCCTGCGGATCCAGACCAATTGTCAACAATTTCTTTAGTTTCAATTCCCGTTAATCCAGCGTAAACAAAAGTCTTGGTAGAAGTTCCTTCGAGCCAAACCTGAGTTACTTTCCACCTATAGTCTGAATGTGTAATATTTGGCTCCGAAAGGCCAGCGGCTGGGATTTCAATATAGTTAGTGCCGCCTTGAGAGGGCAAGCCATCTCTTGAAAATGCAAATTTGATGCTCTTGCCGCCGCCATTATCATTATTTTTAATAGTAAGCCAACTTGTTACTGTCGGAAATTCAACTTTAAACGGCTCTGTGCCTCCATCCGAGGCTGCATTGAGATCTATAGAGCCAGTAATAAATGGCTTACCAGAAACCTGATATGATGCTGCGTTATTTAGACCTGATTTGTATTGATAAATTGACATTTTTAAAATGCTCCATTTTTATTATAAATAGTTATTGTTTTATGAATTCTGCTCTTTTATTTTAAGCTTTTCTAGAACCTTTCTTCTTTTTTTAGCCTCTTTTCTTCTAACAGTAGAAGGCTTTTCATAATATTGAAGTTCTCGGACTTTTTCTACGATTCTTTCTTTTTTGCATTTACGCAAAAATCTTCTGATCATTCTTTCTTGTGTATCTTTTTTGCCCCTTGGCCTAACTGATACATTAACTGGTCTTTTAGCCATAATAAACCTCTCTAAATCATGTTTTTCCAATTATTTCCGCCGGCTAATGCCATAATTCCGGAAATATCCACCCCTTCATCGCCGGGGGCATAATTAGAAAGCGGAGAATTTGATACGCCTTCTGAAGATGGGTTTCCTGCTTTTGAGATTGGGTCCACATTCTCAAAAACTCCCTTAAATCTGCCACCCAATGTTTGCTCTAATTGTTTTTTTCTTTCTTCTAGTCTTGATTTTGACTCTTGTTGCAGTTCAACACTTCTTTGCCTAGAAAAGTCCTGCTGTGGTTTTGTATTTTCCACTATTGGTTGATGAGCTGATAAGCCTGACATTACTTCTTTTATCAAGCCAGATAAAACGCCCTCTTCAAAGATTGCTTCTTTAATACACTCTTCTACAATGGGCTTTAATAATTTTTTAATTTCTTGCTTTTTCATTTCTTCCTCAAAATATCATTTAGGGCGCGATTAATTTTGTCTGCTTTTGTGAAAATATTTGGCTCTTTGTATTGTTTACCTTCTTGCAAATTCATAAATGCATTAGGAGTTGAAGGATCGGATACAAAGTCAAAACAAATTAGCTGAAAATCGTCCTCAACAACAACAGAGCCATTCATATTTTCTCTGACTGACCCAAGACCTCTTGAGGAGATACCTAACTGGCACCCACTATCAACCAAAGATCTTAAAATTTGACCAGACGGTGTGCCTAGCACCTTTACTGTACCCATAACTTTTGGACCTTCCATCCAAATATTTGTTACCATGTGTGACGCATTCTTTAAATTAATTACAGAATCATCAGGGTGATCTAGTTCACCTAGTGCGCGTTTTTCTTTAACTAACTTCTTATAAGTTTCAACTTCTCTCATCAAAACTTTTTCTGGATATACGCGACCATTGCCGTTTTGCACTTCGCATTGTTGCATAAGTCCCGTTAAATACATTGCATTATTTTCTTTAATATCTTTTTTTTCTGACTCTGTTAGTAGGTCTTGACAGACTCCACCCTCGCACAGAGCATAATATTCTCTTAATAAAACTTTTGACATTTTTTATTCCTCTTAAAGTAGTCAACAACCGCTTTTGCAGCGTCTTACGCCTCTTAGCATCCATCTTCTAAACATGTCTACCTTCCTTTATATCGAGTTTTAAACCCGAATCAGCAAAAATCATATTCAATATATATGATGTTCCAGAACTTACACAACCGCAAATAAAAAAGTTTACAGGTGTAACCTCAAATATAAATAGTTCTGTCCATGGATTAATGCCACATAAAAATACGCCCACCCAGAAGCCCACACACATAGGGCATGACCAAAAATACCCCATGGGTCTTATTCTGTTAAATATTCTTCCGTAACAAAGGAGTTGCGTCATTCCATATGACGCCAAAATAAAATACAACAGAGGCATTATTTATTTTTCTTGTCTTTGGTGTCGTCTAATTCCGGGTGATACCCTAAATAAACATTTGTTATCGCATCGCCCACAAGTTTGCCGTCAGCTTTTAGTTCGGCTGGAACTGCTTTTTTTGGATCACCGTACCAATAATATACATCATAGCCACCATCTTTTTTCCACTCCACAACGAGACCTCTCTGGTGTTTTTCAGTTTCCGCTTGAAGAATGACCTTTTTGCCAACTGGGAGCATTAGGTCTGCAGCTGCCTCTTTTGTTATTTCTTCTTTAATTAATTTGATTAATTCTTTTTTTGTTATTTTCATTTTTCTTTTGCCTCAAGCATATAACTCATCCAGTACGGCTCTGCATTATATCCCGGCCTGATGGAGCCTTTTTCTGCTGCCTGTGGAACTTCGCCAAGCTCTGTTGAATCTTCTTGCGTCGGCTGGACAAAATAATTGTCTAGCATTTCCTCATATTGATCAAGGTAATTATAATATGGTTTTTCTTCTTTCAAAAATTTATAAACACCATAGATTGCATAATCAATAGAATTTATGTTTTCGCTCTTGGGTCTGGGAATTGTTCCTTCTAAAGATCCATAGACGCTACCCCCTTGGATAGATTCATAATCCACCACACCTTTTCTCTTTAAAAACTCAAAAAGACGATTTTGGGCTGAATAAACAGTTTCCGAATAATCATCTTTGGCAAAAGTAACAATCTTGCTTTTTGCTGGCATCAGTACGATATCCATTTGTTGGTGGTCAAAGATCATAATATTTCCATCCAGGGTTTTTCTAGCTTTAAGCTGCAAATTTACAACCTTGGACTCCTCGCCTTCGATAATTTTTAAAGATATTGGCATTACTGAATCTCCTTGACGAGATTTTGAATTTTCAATATATCATAAACAAAATCTTTATCTATTTTTCGCTCTGATGTTTCTTTCAACATAGAAATTACTTGCTCTGTTTTATCTAGCATGTCTTTATCTGCTTTTACCTCTGGTAAACTTTTTGATTCAGACACTGCTCTAAACAATCTTGGAATCTCCTCATTTAAGTATACTTTTAGATCAATTCCGTTGTCAGAAAAAGAGCCAATAAATTTAGATAAAAGCTCTTTCTGCTCTTCTATCAAAGAATCTGTGTATTTTTCATTGAACTTTTTAACAAAAGTCTTATAAGTCAAGTTATCAATTGGCTTCATGGCTGCATTTTGTTTTTGTTCCGATATCAACATTCGACTAATAATTTGATTTTCCAATAACACTCTGTTTTTTGTTGTTGTTTTCGGGTGAAAAATCTGAAAAACAGTTGCCAAATCTTTATAATTTGGGACAAAATTAGAAAAAACATCTGGAGAAATTTCTTTATTGATTTCTTCTATCAATTCACTTTGTTGTTGAAAAAGCTCTCTGTGATTGATTGTATTTTTTTGAATCCTTGATTGAAAGACGATTTTTTCTGCTGTGTACTTATCAACGCCTCGTGTTTCAAGAATTGACTTGTAGAGTTCTAAATCTTTTTCAAGCAAAGTGTTTCCCTTGAAGTTTTGTCTGATAATTTTTATAATTTTGGATTTATTTTTGGCATCCCCTTCATGAATAGCTTTTGCAAGTTCACGAATGATTGCCTCATAAATAAAAGCGGTGTTACGCTTCTTGTTGTGTTTCATCTTCATTTGGTTGAATCTCCGTTCTTTCTAATTCTGAAATCAAAATTTTAACTTTTGCAGATGTGTCAAAAATATCTTTTTCTTCCTTTAGATAAGTAGGCTGTTTATTTTCGTAAATCCCGCGAGATAAGGACTTTAAGTCAGAAGAGCCTGGAATTACGTCTTTAGGTTTTGGAAGAGCAGTTGCTAAATAACTTTGTTGGCGGCCAGTTCTGTTATCGCCGCCGCGTTGTGTCTTGGGCGTGTAGTGACTTTTTGATTTTTTTGTTGTAGTCATTTTTCTACCTCTGTCATCGCGTTTTGAGGGAGCTGCCAATAATGGTTCGTCGTCTGCTGGGGCATCATCGGGCTCATCAATATCGAGGTCGGCAGGTTCTTCGGCGTCATCTCCAGCGTCTAGATCAATGCCGCCTGTGTCATCGGGAGGGTCCACATCCAAGCCATCGTCCGCATCTCCACCAAATTGTCCAGCTGCAGCTTCGCCTGCGGCTTCGGCGGCTGCATTTAATTCAGCTTCATATCTTCTATCGTGGAACATCTCTCTTTGATTTCTGACAAATTCTTCCTCTGATAAGCTAAAAATATGCTGCGCTATCCAGCGGCGTGAGAAGAAATTCTCTGTTGCACCACCTGCAATATCAAATTTTTGTTTCCAATGCTCTAATTCTTGAAGTTCCGCAATTTTAGAAGGATTGTTCAGTTTTAATCGGAAACTAACAAGATCGTCACCTCTAAATCCCAAAATATAGAGATGCACAATTCCTATCTTTTCTAATTCGGAAATCACCGCTCTCTGGAGGCGCTGAATTGTTCTTGCAAATCTCACATCCTTTTGGGCTAATGTTGTCTTATCTTCAGTTCCGCCTTCTTCGCCGTTAGACAAGTAAGCTGCAGGTATTTTAAGTGCTGAAAACATTTTGTCTCTAAGATATTTTACATCGTCAATATCGCCAGTAAATTGACCACCAGCCAAAGATTCAATCTTTGATGATTCTCCGCCGCGAACAGGAATAAAATAGTCCTCTTCTACAGAAAGGGGATTGTAGCGGAGATCAACTCGACCGGTGTTGGCATCAACAACCTGATTTCTTTTCATAGATGTAATAGTTTTTTGAACATAACTTTCCACATCTTGTGGTGAAATATTGCCAACATCAATATAAAAAACTCTTCGCTCCGATGATCTTACGATTCTATAAGCCATCATTGCGTCTTCCATGAGAACTAACTGTCTCCAGATTCTTCGCCCTGGGTCAAGAACAGAAGTTCCGTATGGGGTATATTTATCGTTGCCCAAGATTCTAAAATGTGCAATCTGCCAATTTTCAAATGTCATACCGGCAGAGTTCCACTGGTACTGGACATAATTTGGATTTGTTGGGTCTTCACCTTCTAGTCTTTCAACCTCTCTAAGAGGCACAGGTACAACATTTTTAATTCCAATTCTATCGTCAATGTCCAGATAAAGAACAAAGTCTCCAAATTTACACATTGATCTACACCAGCCGAAGAGATTGTGGTCTAAATTTAAAACATTTTCATATAACGATCCTAGAACGGCCTTAATTTCTTCATTTGGGCAATCAATATGCATCATAGGAGATAGGGCAGAGTGAGTAGTCATCTCGTCCGCATAAATATCCAAAGCAGAGGCAATTTCTGGCATGTATTCCATTTGTTCATAATCCACATATCTCTCAGCGCGATTCTGTTGAGCCATAATTTTAGAATGCATTACGTCAAACGGACTGTATTCTGCTTTTCTAAATTGCTGACCTGATGCTGATTTAAACTGTGTTGCATATTTATCAAGAGCTGTTCTGCGAATCTTGCGATTCATTTGTGTTCGCCAGTTCACAATAGGTCCAGAAAATAGCCTTGTCAGCCTTCTAAATAACTCTGATTGTGGGTTGTTTGGATTTTTCTTTTGATCTGCCATTTAAATTATCCTTTAATTAACCATGAATATTTTTTATAATCTTCTTTTGCTTGAAACATTTTTTCGTCTAAAGTTTGCTTTTTGTCATAACCTTGCATACCGGGGATTGTTGTGTTTACTTTTGTATCTACCTTTATTATAGAACTTAAACAGGCTTTTTTATATTCTACCTCTCGCTTATTCACAGTCAGGGCTGTATCCCTTACCCAACAAGCGATTGCAAGTGCCATTGTTAAATCATCATTGTATCCCCTCATGGCTTGGGGTTTGCCATTTTGCCAAATAAAAGTTCGCAATTCATTAGAAAAACGAACTGAATATACTTTAATTAGTTTGTTTCTGATGAATTCTTCCAATTTTGCTACGATTAGTGGGCGAGTTTTTGAAGATGTGGTAAATCCAGGGACTGCGGAGTTGCTAGTTTCACCCTGGTGGCTCTCTACAAAATCGTGAGAACCTTTTACCGAGTAATATAAGTTAGGATATTGAAGATCGATTAATTTTTCTAAGACCGATATTCCAATACCTATATTTTCGACGACCAGTAGACAATTTCCATACTCTTTTCCGGATTGTAGCAAAACATTTGCATACATATCCAGGCTTGGTTTTCCTTGGTATTCGGCGACCACTTCCATGGTATCCAGATTTAGAATGTGAAAGACCGAATAATCTGCGCCGTCGCCTCGCGCAACGTCTGCAACCAACAAATAGGAACACTCTGGATTATATTGCTCCCAAATCCACAAATTTCTATCAAAACCAGTTCTATATTTTGGATCTGTGACATTTTGCTCAATAAGTGCAATGTCATCTGGATGTATGACACTTTCACCAGAAGTATTAAAGTTACATTCAAGCTCTTGTGCTATCTCTCTACGAGACATATTTCTTGTTTCTTTGACAAACCACTCTTTATCCCTGTCGGGATGAACATCCCAAGGGAGATTTATGGGGTGGAAATCATTACTTCCCTCTATTGCCTCAACATAAGTTTTGTGAAACCAATTACCTACACCATTTGGGGTACTAAGTGCAATCACTCGACCACCTGTGGAGATGGTTGGGTAGAGACCTGCCCACAATTCTGTTAAATTCTCGACATGAGCGGCCTCGTCAATTACCAAAAGAGAAAGAGCCTCCGAGCGACCGGCATCGCCAGAAGTTGAGGCAGCTTGTATTTGCGAGCCGTTTGTTAACTCGAAAGATGATCTATTGTCTATGGAAATATCTGCGAGTGTGATCCAGTCTGGCAAATTCTTCATAATTGCTTTGACTTTTTTAACAAGATTCGATGCAGTTTTAAATTTGGTTGCCATAACCAAAATATTTTTATCTCTATGGAATAGCATTAGCCAAACTATGTATCCGGCTGCGATTGTAGAAATACCAAGCTGACGAGCCTTTAAAATCACGTTAAAACGATGATCATTAAAATCTTGAAGCAAGTCTGCCTGGTATGGATACGTCTTAAAAGGTATCAAGCCGTCGATAGGATGAGATATTCTGGCGTAGTTGTCGATAAAATAAACGGGATCTTTGCCGCATTTTAAAATTTCAGCTACTATCTCTTTTTTAGATAGCGTGTATGACATTTTTTTTACTTGAAGGAGCCTTCTTTAAGAAATTTTTGATATTTAACATCCATTGGGTTAGTAATTGCTTCTCCCAAAGTTTCAACACCTTGCATACCACCAATCTTAAATAATCGGTGTGCCATTACAAAAGTTCTAACTCTAGAGGTGTGCTGTACGATGGCTTTACACTCGCCCTCTGCTGTCAGTGAAAGATTCTTTCCTGTAATTACTTTGAATTCTTTTTTCAAAAAGTCTGCTATGGCAACAAGTTTGCGATCACACTCTTCTTCAAATCCACCAGAATAAACGTCCTTTAGTCTGATGTTCGCTTCATAGTTTATTTGCAATTTGTCACCAATGATCTTAATTCCAAAGCCGTCTGATACGCGGCTATCGATAATGGGGTCGCCGGTTTCTCTATTGAGTCCGATTTTTTTTGCATCGCCAGTAACGAAACGCTCGTCATGGGCTCCATCATAGGCGTTGGCTGCTGCCTGACTGATTCCTTGGATGATTTCTAATGTTGTAGCCATTATGAAAGACCCCCTTCAATATTTTTAAGACCCATTGAACCACCAACACCATAATTTCCCTTACCTGCATCACCGGCAGTTTCTACTCGGTTAATGATAGTCTGGATTACATTATCTGCCAACCCTAAAGCGAGTTGAGAGCCCTCTGCTCTTTTTCTTAACATATAAAGTGCTTGGGTGAATGATGGCCAAGGTGTATCCCCAACATCAACACCCTGCTTAAGATTTCTGAAAGGTTCGGCGATTTGGGAAAGAACATTCATAACTTCCGCGTAAGTCTTTTCAGCCTTTTCTCCTGTCATTTTGTTTAACTTAACATACTGGTCTACCAAATCTTTCCCTTCGGGTGCGCCTGAGCCAGTAGAAACAGGAATCGATGTTGGATCTTTTAAATATCCGATGATATCAAGAATGGCTTGAGTTTCTGGCTCTTCCAACCTATCTAAGGCTTTTTCTTCACCATCAATAGTGGCTGATCCACCTGATAGACTTTGACCAAAAGCGTCTAGAGCATTTTCGGGTGGCATCTGCTCTTGGACTGCTTGCAATTCTTCTTTAATAATTTTTACTAATTGTGATTTAGTGATTTTCATTTCTTATCTCCTGGTCGCCAGCCTTGGGACCATCTGAACTCCCGACCTTCGACCCATTGTATGTAGCATTTAAAGCAACAATCAAATTTTGTCATGTAAACGTCATCTCGCAACTCAAAAGAATATACTTGACAAACAGGACAATTTCTATTGTCATCTTTATTAAATAGTTTTTTAGAAATTAAAAAACCATCCATTTCAATTTTTTCGTTTTTTTCTTGTTGCTTTTTTTCTTTTTCGTATAAATCTTTAATTTGCTGTTGGTAATCCTTTTCTTTTTCATCATTCCAATCAGCCTTGGGGTGCTGAATAGCCTCTTTACCGTACTTTTTAGAAATAGCCACTTCGTATTTTGCTATATCGTTTAAACTCTTTTTCATTTGTTCACCGCATAGGTTATGCCGACAGTTGTTCCGATGCCGACTACAAAGCCGCCGACGATTCCCCACAATAAAGCATTAGTACCGGGCTTCTTTGCTATAATTCTATTTAGTTGTTCGATCTCTTTATTTTTAACTTCAAGAGTTTTTTGAAAACCTTCTCGCTCCGTATCTAAGGTAATATTAAGTTGCGACAAGTCTAAATCAAATTGTTTTTGTTGTTTTTGTAATTCAAAGCCCAGCTTAAGCTCATATTCTTCTTTTAGGAACTTCCTATTAGCCATGATTTTTGCAGTTGCTGCCGGGTCAAATAAAGTGCCCGTGAAGGGCGCTTGGCTATCTTTCTGGATGAAAGTAAATTTTCCTTCTGAAGCTTCGGCATTCGTGCAACAAATCATTACAAAAACTAATAAATATATTCTATTCAACATAACTAAATCCAAATTGATTTTCTATTTCTTGAGCCAGCTGTTCGGGCTGTTCCTCGAAGTCCCTCTCTATTCTTTCAATATCTTTTTCTTTTGCTTGTTGGAGTTCTTCTAGGGTTTCATCGTATTTCTTTGTTAGATCTGCGATTTCTTTTTCATACTTCGCAATGGATTCTTCTCGCAACTTAAGCTCTTTTTGGTGGAGTCTTTCCATTGTTTCTAGTTGCTCTTGGTAACTAACTGTCATAACTTCCATAGATTTTTTGAGTGCGCCATAATCATTTTTTGACAGAAAGAAAAAAACAATGAAGGCGATCAGAGCTAATGTTTGCCAGTTTTTGGCCACAAAAGCTCCGATTGCCTTGAATGCTTCGCCTAAATCGACGTTTATCAATTTAGAGCCCTTTCAATTTTACAATGGCATCGATAACAGATTGACCGCCAATATAAAGCGCACTTAAAATAAGCCAATCTCCACTATCAATAGTCGCATTGAACATTAATGCTGTAGCTGTTGCCCATACAAGCAGTTTTCGAGAAACCATCTTTTCGAGCAATTTGTCAACAGCGCCTCTTGCTGCTTCAGTCATTTTTTCTCCTTTATACTACTACGGAAGCATATCCGTCTATCTTATCAATTGTTATTTGCATATCTACACAATCTTTTAGTGTGTCAAGATGCGAGATAAGCAATACTTTTTTGAAATAATTCTTAATAATTGCAAGTATGTCTACAAAGCCTTGCATGTTTTCTTCATCGAGGGAGGTTCCAGGCTCATCTAATATAAAAATGTCTCCCTTTGGCAAGCTGGATACACTTAGTAGAGCCAGCCTGATTGCCATGGCTGCGATTGTCTTCTCTGCGCCGGACCCCATTTCTAAAGGCCGTGGATCGTAAGATGGGTGCCTGATGAAAATATCTAATCTGTTTTCGTCGTCTTCAAAAAATACCTCAAAATCAACAATATTTGCCAAAATTTTTGCAATCTCCTCATTGATTATTGGCAATTTCTTACGAATTACTTCAAATGCGATGCCGTTTGACTTCATACAGGTCATATATAAGTCATATGCTGATATCTCTGATTGCAAAGACTCAAAAGAATTTTTTTGCTCTTCTAAGTTTGTTAATTTCTGCTCTAATGATCCTACTGCCTTATAAAGTTCCATAACGTCGCTATTACAAGATTCACTTTTGTTCTTTGTTGATTGTTGTTTGACTTTTAAGTTTTTCAATTCAGAATTTAGAGTTTCTAAATTTTCAATTGCTTCTTTATTTTGCTCATATTCCGAAAGTTCATTTTCGAGCTTTTCTACCTCGTTTAATAAGTTGGTTATACAAGATTTATTTTTGTCAATTTTTAATCCATAATTAATAATTTCGTTAGATAACCTATTTCTTTCACCTATAATCTCGTTATAGACTGAAATTTTCTTTTCGATCAAATCTGGATTTAACTCTACTATTTCTTCTTTCAGAGAAGAAATGGCTTTTTCAAAATTTAAAATCTTTTCCTTATTCATTGGAAGAAGCTCTTTAGATTTGTAGGCGTCTTTGACAAATGGATTTTCGCAGCAATAATCGCAATCTGGATCATATTCGTGATCGTCGAGCATTTTTATTTTTTTATTATTGTGCGCCAAATCTTTGTTTTCTTCATTCAATTTAAGATTCAAGACATCAATATCCCCAGACAAGCTATCAATTTTTGATTTTTTGGCAAATAATTGATCCCTATCATAAGAACCAAGAAAACTTTTAATGGTGTCATAATCTTTTTCTGACTTTTCTTTGTTTTTCTTTAAATTTCCTATTTCCTCATTGGCGCTTAAAAGTTGTTGTTTTTTATCTTCCAAAAAGGTTTTGACTTTTACCACGTCAATAACTTCGGCAGGGATAGAATTAATTTTTTCTTCAATATTCTTAATATCTAAAAAATATTGCTCCATTTCTTTTTTATATTCTTGACACTTTTCTTTCTTTTCCCTTAAATCAAGTTCAGATTCGGCTAAATCTTTTTGTGCGTCTGTGATTTCTTTATTGAAATCTTTGTCACTCATTTTTTTCAGTGCCCCTCTTGTGTCTGTAGAATCCTCTTTTGCTAATTTGTATTTTGTTTCGAAGAATTTAAGATCCAAAAAGTTTGCTAAAATTTCTTTTCTCTTTGTAGAACCCTCTTTAATAAAAGATAGGGAATCCATCTGGCTGGCCATAGAAGAATATAAAAAGTCGTCCAAGGTTCCAAAGACCTTTCTTATGTTTTTATCCGTATCATTTCTGGACAATCCGTTGAGGCTTTCTGAATCTTGTTCTATTGCAGAATAGACTGAAAAATCTACGTTTGTTTTTGCTTCGGTTGTCTGTTTTCCTTTTGAATTCTTAATATATTTAGAGGCAGTCCTTTCAATTGTATAATCTAAATCTCCAATGGAAATAATTGCTTTTCCCAAGCAAGATTCTTTATTCTGGTTGATTACATTAAGATTTTTTCTATCATTCTTTGACGTAGAATTAAAAACCGTAAATAATAAAGAATCAATGATGCTTGATTTTCCGGAATAGTTCTTTCCGAAAACTCCAATAATCCCATCAAGATTCTCAAAATTTACAGAATTAGATTCTCCGTAGTTAAAAAGATTATCAAACTCTAAAGACTTTAATTTCCAATTTACATTTCTGGCAATCTGTTCATTTTCTTCAGCTATTTTATTGTATTTTAAATTAAGATCCAGAACTTGCTTTTCTACATCTTCGTCCAATTCATAATCTTTTAAATATTCCTTAATAAGTCTTTCTTGAACGTCGATGTCTCGAAGATTTTCAACCAACAAATTACCATTTTCATCAGTAACATTCCCCTTTTTTCCAGACGCTCGATTGAAAAAAGATATACTTTCTGGCTTAAAACGCCTTTTGGCAACGTCAATAGCCTTTCGCATGGTATGTAGCGGCAGATTATTATCTGAAATCAATCTCAAGCGAGCCTTGGGGGGAATGCTTGTATTTTTTGGCATTTTTCCCTTTGGCGTCAAAACAATCGTCACAAAGGGTCTGGGATTTTTAAGCTCGATGTGTCTGCATTTAAAGCTTTCTTTATCTTCAATTTCCCAAATTAAAAATCCCTTATCATTAGTTTCACCATGGTTCTGCTGAACAGTAGATCCGCAGTATCGAATGCGGCCTTCTTCATCAAGACACTGATTGGTTTTGTGAATATCTCCAAGAAAAGCATAATCGTGCCCCTCGAAGATATCAATTGGGTGCTCGCCGTGTTCCATTACCCATCCGGTATCAGTTTTTACACCGCTAATAGACCCATGATATAGGGCAATATTTATTTTATTATCATCTGCTGGTTTAACCCAATTTTCTTCATCGAATACAGATAAAACATTTATTGCCACAGAATCGCCCAGGAGCGTTTCTCCAGAATTCTTAAGTAAATGAAGCCTTGGATGCTCTAAAGCTTCAGCAATGGGCGTTAGTGCGTCCTGGCGGCTAGAATTTTTTAGGTTCCCATCATGATTACCCAAAATAACGTATGTTGGGGCAATATCAGCCAGCGAGCGAAAGAACTTAGTACACATTTCTACAAATTCTGGTGAAATTTGTGTTTTTGTGTGTGCAATATCTCCGCAGTGAATAATATAGTCTACCTTTTCTTCTTTCAAAACTTCATAAAGTTTATCAAAAACAGTTTTGTATTCATAATGGAATTTTAGATTTCTGATGTGAGTATCAGCAATATGAGCAAACTTCAAACTTATTCTCCTATAAAGAATTTATGGCTTCGTATAGCCCGTCAATGTCGTCCACATAGGGGGCATTATTTGATAATAATTGAACTTCCTGTTTTGTCATTTCTCCAAGATCTCTTTGATCTTGATATTTTATTTGTCTTACTTCTATTCCGTATTTTAAAATTAATTTTCTGATTGAATTTGTCTTTTTTGTGGCATCCGGATCTAGAGCTAAAAGAACTGGAGTATCATTTTGTAGAATTTTTTTAAAAACCTTAGAAGTTTCACGGACGGTAGACCCTAGAATTGGAACTGCATTATTGGCTTTTATGGCATCAAATACACCCTCTACAATTGTTATTTCCCTGTCGAAATCTAGATACAGCTCATTAAAAACTATATCTCGACTAACTGAAGGATTTAAATATCTCTTATAGTTCTCTGCATATGTCCTGGCAATGTAATAATTTAAATTTCCTTCTAAATTAAATGACGGCACGATTATTCTGTCTTTAAATCTCCCAGAGTCACAATATCCAATCTTCCATCTTAATATATCAGAACGTCCGATGCCGCGTGTTGTCAAGTAGTTCATTGCAGCCTTATAAGATCTAGAATTAGATGGCCGCGTTAGTGTTTTAAAACCCTCTGGTATTTCTAATATGGTTTCCCTTTCTTCTTCCTTTTCCTCTTCTTGAAAAAGAAAATTAATTTTACTTAAATCTTCAAAATTTCCAGTTAACTGCTTCCAGCGCTCTAACTGCCTAGAATCTCCAAACCTTTTAATTAAGCGAAATAAGCTCTTACCTCGCGCATCACATATCCAGCATTTATAAACATTTTTTTCAACATTAACAGAAAATTTATTTTTGTGATGACCACAGTATGGGCACGTAAAAAGATACTCATCGTTTGATTTGTAACTTCTTCCAAGAATGTTATGAAGTATGGAAAGTTTTTCATTCATATCCTTAATATAACACACTATTTTCTATGTGTCAAGGATTATTTTTGATCCTGCTTTAGCTATCACCACAGCGTCTGCGATATCATAGCAATATTTTTGTACATTACCATATCTGGTATAGTCGATGGGAAATTCTTTGGTTTCTAAAAAGTGATCCATTACCACATCTTTAGCTTTTTTGCCTCTGGGAACCTTAATACCACATTTAGAGCGGGCAGATAGTGGTGTAATATATTGAGGCTCTAGCTCTAAGAGTTTAAAGCACAGCCAAGAAACCACGCCGTTAAAATTCTGTAAAATTGCCATGGTTTTAGCTGTTGATCCGCCTTGGCGGAAAAACGTAAAGGCTTGCTCAATAAAGATGTGCTTTATATTTTGTTCTTGTAGATTATGAATTATATAATCTTCCACTACTTTGGCTTTGTTTAAGAGACCCGTAATCTTTCGTAAATCAATATAATCTGTTTTGACAATTTTATCGTCTTTCAGCAAACAAACACCGATGATGCTTGTGCTGACATCTAATCCTAGAATCATTAAATATCCATTTTTAATTTAAATGTGAAGTTTTGGTTTTCTTCTTTTTTGACTGGGTTGGCAACCGTTGCTATTCCAATCAGGTTTTTATTTTCATCATAAATACCGACCTTTGATATATATGTGGTTTTTTCAAAAGAAGCAGAAAAATTTGAATATGATGAGCTGACAATGTTTTTTATTTGTAGCTTATCATTTTGTTTATATAAATAAGATGAGGTGTATGGGGTAATAGCTTGACCTTTTTGAATAAATGTTGGATTGTTTGAGTTATTCATCTCTCCCTTATCGGCATGAGCGAAAAGGGTCAATGTTGGTATTTTATTTACCCCTTCAAAGACCAAATCGTAGCTAGAAGAAGGCACAGTGCCGGGAGCGATTGAATCTTGAGCACCAACGCCAAAGTATAGCCAAGCCGGATTCTTTAGGTCACTGGGATCTGCGCGATAGTTTCTGGTTGTGGAGTCCAATGCCCATGAACCAGTTAAAATCAAAAACCCCTCGTTGTATAGTGCTACGCCAGCAACGGATCCAGAACCAGTTGAGCCAGCAGGCCCTGTTTGGATCAATTCACCGTTCTTATTGATGTCCTGAAGTGTCCCGAACAAGGTTCCGGAAATATAAAAATCTAATTTTAAAGAGCCTTTATTTATCGAACTTCCATACATTATAGACGGAATTGATATCAAATTCAATTCTTGAGTTGCCTTATTTCCCAAAGAAGAATTAAATTCGTAATGACTGCTTAGTGGGATATAGTAATTTAAAGTATTTTTTAATGACTGGATTTCTGGTCTAGCTTGTCCCGTTTGATAAAAATCTCTTTTTATGCTCGAAGACAAAGGATAGCTTCCAGATATGGTATCTCCATATGAAAAGTCACTATTGAATGTTGTCGTCGAGATCGTTTTTGTGCCAATTAGATTTCCGTCCTTTGTCACAAAAGGATAAATAAGTCCGGTCTTTGATTCGTTTCTGTCTACATTTAATTCAAATAGAGACACGAAGCCTGTTGGTACACCCGGAATTGGGTCTGCGAATGAACCAGAGTTGTCCCTCTGGTCATTTAGGTACATTTTTGAATCACATATTTGTATTTTCTGCTTTGGATTTGCCTCCAAAACATTATACAATATATCTTTGCTTTCAAATTTTTTCAACGACATGGTATAATAATTAGTCTTAAAAAAAATTAATAGTCTAAACGAACGCGCAAAGTAATCTCATTAGTCGGATCCTTCTTGAGCGGTTCTGATAATTTTGCCACTGCAAGGAGTTCGTTGTCTGCGGAATATAGCCCCACAGTTGTGATATATGCGGTTGGAGAGTCTGATGAGATCTCCTTTACTCTGATTTGGCTTTCGCTCAAATAAGTGGGGTTTGAACTATAATTAAATTCACTGGTTGATGCGCGACAGAAGAAAATAGATGAATTAAGCTCTGTTGTGTTATTGAAATCATTATCGTACCACCTGTTTCTAATTCCGTCACAAGATGAAGAAATTTCTGAACCTGTCAGTACGGCATCAATAGAGCTAGTATCATATGTTACTTCTGGTTTTCCGAATTCGCCGCTAAATATTGAAGCAGTAAGAACTGCAACACCTGCTTGGTAATATAGCAACCCAACTGAAGATGAGGGGTTGACCGTTGCGGAGCTTGTGTATAAGAATCCGTAGTCGCCAACAGGAGAGTTTGTTCTGTAATCTGTTTGTGCATTTAGATCTTGAATTGTTATCAAACCTAGCCAGTCTGGACTTGCCGGGGTTCCGCCAGTAGCGAACTGAATGGTGAATGATTGTTTTTTGATTTCATCTTTGCCAAGTAATCGGGCAAAATTGATGAAAACACATTCTCTCATCTTATCATCGGATGTGGAAAAGCTGCCATCTCTATCAAATTCTCTAATATTGCCTTCTGTATCGTGCCCTACCAAGACTTGTGCCATTTGGTTGTAGATATTAATCTTTTTCGCATTTTGGACAGATGTTGAAGAAGAAAGGGTAGATGTAGAAGAATAACCAACTGTCAAGTCAAAAATGTGGTTTGCCGACGAAGACAAGTATGGATAATCGTATACAGACTGAAACATGCCGTGAGCATAATTCTTTACGTTATTGTCTTCGTATGTTCCAGATACAATTGACCCAGTAATTGGAATAGCCTCGTTTAGCAGCGTTCTAGTTACTGCTATGTCCTTGTTGGGTATCAAATTTTTAAAAGTTGTAGCCATGTTATTGTAATCCTATGTATTTTTAATTTTTAATATTCTCAAAGGTAAGTCAATTCTATAACCTGTTGTAAGTCCGGTTATTCTCACGTTTGTGTCAATATAATAATAAGTTTGCGGGGTAGTTCCCAAAGTAATTTCGCCGCCAAGACGAGTGAAAAGGTAAGTGCTTGTCATGACATCCGTAGAGGATTTAAATCCTAATGATAATCTAGAACCTCTTGGCCCAGCAATTACCGAATCCTCTGTTCCGTCTTCTGTGGAAATATCATCTATCATTCCCGATGGAGAACTCACGTTATAAAGAGCGATATTATCATCATCGATGAAAGAAATATCGACATTCGCGCCTGTGCTGCTTCCATCTCTCAATGTCAATAGCCTGTTGTCTAGTTGAATTGAATAACTATCTTCGTACAAGTCGGCAGAAATAGTGTTCGAAGGAGGAATTGCACCAGTGTTTAAGCCCTGATCTACCACGACTGCTTTTGAATTTCCAGTTTCTGCAGAGTAAAATGTTCCCGTACCGGGTCCAGTGGTTGCTACTACAAGAGCATCTGCAGTTGCAGCATCGGATGAAAGAGGAATAGTACCCTCTAGATTGGTAACCGTGGACAAGCCAAATGCGCCGCTGGATGACTTCGTGTTTAAAAGAAGTACCGGCAAATAGAGAATATCATTTCTGGCAATTGTTACCAGTTTTGACTTCATGGTAGCCGTATTGTTTGTAAAGGCTTCGAACACTGGAGATTGCAAGATCTCCAAATCATAGAATGCCGAGCCTCTTGTGTCATTCTTGTCATATAATTCATAATTAATTTCATCATCGCCAAGAGCAAACTTGACAATCTTAAAAGATCCATCACCCTTTGCAAGTCTTTGGCGACCTGCATCTGTTAATACTGCATCAAGTATGATGTCTCCACTGTTATCTAAAAACGCCATTGAAAATTTTCCTTTTAAAAAAACGGTTTTTTATATATTAAATAGTTTGTTTTTAACGATTTTGCAAAAACATTTTTCTATTTATTTGCTCACTTCCTCTTTTACAAATTCTACATTAAAATCTACAACTCTTCCAGTTGTCTTAGAAGTCATTCTAAGTTTGAAAGTTTTTCCAAAAACAGAAATATTCTCTGTTCCCAAATTGAGCGCATCCGAGGAGTCAGGCAGAACCTGCTTTAATCTCGGAACTATATTAAATAGTCTTTTTAATGTTTTTGAAGCCATTTTGTCGCCTTCTTTAATTTCATACTCCTCTATCAAAGGATAGACGGCACCAGAGTTCTCGACTATTTCTACTTGGAATATGGCTGTTGGGTTGGAAAACACGCCTCTCCTGTCTACTGCTCTAAAAATATAATAATACTTTCTATTTGGCTCTACGTTGTCTAAAAAACTAGAAGACGAGGCAAAAGAATCTTTACCATAAGGTGTCTCAACAAAAGAAACCTTAGCATCCACAAAGTCTTGGTAAGAGGATGGCGGAGTTGCAAGTCTTCTTATTTCAAATCTGGTTGGAATGTTTGCAAAATCATCAGAAATGAAATCTATTTTTTCAAAATCATTCATCTTTCTTGATTCTCTAAACAGTTCGTAAAATTCTGCTTCCGCATCCGAAAATACAATTGGGGTGGCCTCTGTTGTTCCTTGTCCAGAGCGGAGCAAAACATTTATTTTGTCTTTTTTGCCCTTGTATGTCACAAACTCTGTATCTGGAAAATTTGGCGGATTATCCACAACTGCCCCAGAGTCTTCATAGAACGGTATTTTAACTATCTTTAAATAATTTGTAGCTTTTACTAATATCTTTTTTTCTGCCATTGTAAATCCTTTATATTCCTATTCCGCCGCCGCCAGTACCGCCGGTAGGCGGGTCTTCGGGGGGCTCATCAGAGTCTCTGCTACTACTTCCGCCAAATTCGTCTTGTTTATCCTTGATTGTCCCGAACTCATCTTCGGGCAAATCACCTTTTTCTATAGCTGGAGCGCCAGTTTTTGTTGTTGGTGGCTCGTCATCTGGTGGATCATCGATCCTTTCTTCATCCCCAACTATCGTAAATGTGTATTCAAGTCTGGTGTCTAGTGTGATTTTGTAAGCAAAGACCTTGTATGTATATTTCTTTCCATATTTAACCTGTGAATCTATATAATCGAGACCTAGATAGATATATACTGCAGGAATCCAGAATGTTTGTATCGGACTCGATGATCCAAATTCATATTTTTCAATAGAATAGAAAAGAACATCCGAACAATAGGGCTTCTTGCCAGCAAGAATATCCTCAAAATTTCTAGAATATTTATCAATGATTGATTGAAAACTTGAGTCTAGTTTAAAAAGTTTTTCTGCTAATTCTATGTTGCCCAATTCATCGTCTGGTTCTGGAAGAATGGTCTCGGCATTAAGTTCTTCTGTTCCATAAACCTTTCTTATTTTTTGTAATTCATTTTTTATATTTTCTATATCTTCTGGCTCGTCTGTCGGTGCAGACAGTCCGATTATAAAATTAATAAAGTATGCTAAGTCATATTTTTGTAAATTCGAATTAAACAAAGCATTATTCTCTCTGAATTCTGTCTGATTTGAGCCCTCTCGGTAGGAGGATTCAATTTGTGTACCTGTGTATTGACTTTGCTCTAGGACATCCGATGACCCTATCAAGCCAAAAAAGCCTGATTGTACAAGATTTAAAATATCACAGAAAAGGGCAGACATGCCAACATCGATTACTTTATCGCTCAATTCTTCGGAATCTTTTTTGGAAGGATTAGAAAAAGAAATCATGTTAAAGAATGGCAAGTCTCCACTCAATTGTTGGAGTGCAGTAGTGTCATAATAATCAGCGTTTGAAATTATGTAATCAACTACGGTCTCTTTTCCAACTAAATGATCTAAATTTCTAGCCTTCAATGATCCAGTAGGAA